CTGGCGTTCCATTTTACCGCGTTCGCGTTCTACAGACGTTTGCCAGACTTGCTTAAACTGCTTACTTATAGCTGGCTTGCTGTAGCGTTCGTACTGGGTATAGCAAAAGGCTACGCGTTGCTGCGTATTAGGGAAGTCCGCTATGCTTTCGGCGTCGCTTACGCATCTGGTAATAAACCTACCGCGGTCTTCGCCTGGTCTTGGTTTAGGCATTGTCTTCTAGTTCAGCTAGCTTTTTGTTTGCATATACGCGCATAGCTTCACCACCCCATAAGTTGTAAGCTACAAAACCGTTATCTAGCCAGGGTTCGTCTTTTAGTTTATCGTCTACAGTACTGTACGTTTTGGCGCGTTCTAAATAGCTTCTAGTGCGCTTTAAAACATCTAGGCTAATTGGTTCGCGGCTGCTTAATTGCTGCGCCCTAGCTAGCCCTACGTTAGTTCCAGCGGTTACTACGTCCCTACCGTATTTTTCTATCCAGCCTAGCATACGCTTAGCGTTGTTAGTCGCCGCCTGTGGGTAGTCGTCGTAGCTTTCTGCTTTGCTAGTTTCTTTACTGCTTTCTGGGTGTTCAGTTGGTAGTAGGTCTGTATCGTGTTTGCCACCTTTAAACTTACCATTTTTAAGCGCATATAAATAACTGTTTACGCGCGCCATAGCCCACTGTTCTGGGCTTTGTACTGTTGGTCTAACGCTATCTGGGTTAGTTCTGTAAGCGCCTACACCGCGCTTATATACTTCGTATAGTGTACCTACAGTAGTACGCTTACTGTCGTCGTCGCCTACTTCTTCGTTATGGTCGTTAGTTTTTTTTTCTAGTGCGGCTTTTAGCTTGTCGCTTATTTCGTTTTTGCTTTCAGCTATAGCCGTTTCGTATTCTGCGTGTGTGTCAAAGGGCATATATACAGTTTCGCCGTCAAAGGTATGCTGGTGTGTACCACTACCGCCTAGTTCTTCGGCGCGTACCTGTGCTTCTTCTTCTGTAGTATATACGTCTGTCATTCCTGGTACTTCGGCTTTCACTTCTATACTATACAGCGCTTCTTTGATTAGCCTTTTTTCAGCTTCAATATCTACAGCCATTGGCGCTGGTTCTGGTATTTCTATATCCTGGTTACTTACTGGCAGTAGGTTACTAGGTATATAATAGTCGTCCATAGCTGGCGTGTCTTCGTCCTTACCGTAATTCATAACGGCGCGTTTTTCGTTTGGTGTTATCCACCAGGCGCTACTAAGCTGTTGTACTACTTTGTCGTTTTCCTCTTGTAGTTCTGGTATACTTGTAAAGTCAAAATCTAGGTATAGGTTATCGCCGTACATTGGTACCAGCCAGCGGTTCAGTTCGTCGCGTAGTTTTACTAGTTCTGGTATTACAGCGTTCTGGTATAAAGCCTTTTTAGCTTCCTTCATATTGTTATACGTGCTGGCTTCTGTATTGTTTAACAGCTGTACAGGTACGTTAAATATGTTACAAATATCTTTTATAGACGCGTTGTACTGTTCTATTAGTGAAACGTCCGCAGCGTTTAAGCCAAAATTAACCCAGCTTAGTTTCTTAGGTGTTATAATAACGTCGCCGCCGTTGTTACTACCTTGGTACTGCTGTCTAAATTTATCCTTTAACTGTTGCGCCTGTACTTCGTTTAGGTCGCCTTCCTCGGACATAAGTACACCCCTAGCGGTCTGGTTCTGTAGATATTTAACCCCTGTAGTGACAGCTTCGTTATTTGTTGTTAAACTTCTAAGACCAGCGCGTAGTGGGCTTTGACCGTATAAGTGGCTTCCTGTACCGTCGTAATATGGGTTAAAATCTTTTATATGTAGTATCTGGTCTGCTGGCATAGAATAGTTACCGTTATATTCTATACGGTATTCTTTTATTGGCTGCATAATACCGTTAGATACTATTTCTACTACTTGACTAGGTAGTATATATAGTTCGGTGTACTTACCCTGGTTAGGTCCGTTGTCTGGTCCTATACCATATACGTAACGGTTACCAGTTAGTTTACCAAAGGCTATTAGTTCAGTTAGCCAGCTGTTATAAGACTGCGCCGCGTTAGGTCTGTCTAGCAGTTGGTGTAGTGCGGTGTCTTTAACTTCTACTAGCGCGTTCTTCTGTAGCATCTTAGCCTGGTACATAGTACTGCTGTCTAGCGTGCCGCTTGTTAGCGCCTTATAGCGTTTTAAATCGTTGTCGCTTCTTTTTTCGTAGACTTGGAAGGGTATAGTAGTAGCCGCCTTGGTAATAATGTTTACTAACGAATATACTGTAGCGTTCTTACGGTAGCCTTCGTCTATATAGCTTCTGTCGTTTTCTGGGTTCCACAAAATACTTTCGCCTAGATACTGGTATATAGCGCGGTTATATTCTGCTGCTGTTTGTTGGGCGTTCTTTGTTATGTACTTACTAAGACGTTCTAATAGGCTAGCCATACTTAATTTTTTACAAATTTACTATTTTTAAATTACAAAAAAGTCGTTGCGGTTCTTATATAGGCTGTAGGTAGAATATCTAAGCGCATCGCATAGGTGGTTATGTTTGTCTATTGGCGTATTTATTACCGTACCGTCCTTTAGCTGCTGCCAGTAGTAGTTCTGTTGTTCTTTGATTAGGTTAGTACTTTCCTGGCTTATTATTACGTCGAATTCCTTTAATAGACTTATTCCAGCGGTTATACTACCAGCGCCTTTTACAGCTGGCTTAGCTAGGCAGTCCATTTGTTTAAGTTCTACTATACTTTTAGGTTCGGCGCTATCGCAAAATGTAAGCGTATGGTTTAACCCTTGCGCCTTTAGAAAGTCCGCTATATCGCGGTTAGTATAGCCAGTCTTATATAGCAGTTCGTGTACGTATAGCTTGTTACCTTTCTTAGCTACTTTAAGTATAGCTGTGGGGTCGTTCGTAAAGCCAAAGTCTAAGCCTAGGTGGTAGTCTAAGTCTGGGAATTCAGCGTAAGGTATCTGGGTCCAGTTCTGGAATATCTGGCGGCTACTAAATACAGCGCGCTGGCCTTCGCCAAAGACGCGCCAGTAGTCTGGGTCGCGTTCCCTTAGTAGTTCTATTTCGCGTACTAGTTCTGCTGGTAAAAAGTTGTTATCCTTATAGGTTGTTATCCAAGTTTCGACGTCGTCGCGTTCTATGTCTATTAGTTCAGTATATAGCCAGTGTACAGGGTCCGAAGGGTTAAAGTCTATTATAACCTGTTCAGTAGTACGCATATTCAGCTGTCTAAAGTCTTCGTAGTGCAGTTCGTTAGCTTCGTTTATAAAGCATATATGGCGCTTTCTACCGCGTATTTTCTGTGGGTCGTCTAAATTTAAAAAAGATATAGTACAGCCGTTATACTTAAACGTGCTTTCGCTTTTATTATGTACGCCTTTGTAGTAGATACCTAGGCGCTGTAGTATTCCTATTAGGTCGCGCTGTACAGAACCTTTAATAGCTGGAAGCGTTTTACGTACTATATCAATCGTAAGCGGCTTTTGCGCCGTTGTTATACGGTATACTAAGTATTGACATACTGCAAATGTTTTACCGCTTCTAGTACCGCCCTGGTGTATTTTTATTCTAGCTTTACTATTAAGGGTTTGGTAAAATTGTATATTACAGCTTTCTGTTACTTTTTGTCTGCTGGCTTCCATTCGATTAGCTTGCTTTCTATACTACCGTCGTGGGCTATCTCTTGGCGTTCTATATAGCCGCGTTTCTTACCTTTTGTCTTTAGGTAGAATATAATAGCCGTAGGGTTTTCGTCCCTTATAAGGCTATGAAGTTTACTTTCTGCAAAGTCCAGGGCTACGTTACTAATATCGTCTACAGCATCTTTAAAGGCTTTGTCTTTAGCTATCCATAGGTAATAAGTTTTCCTAGCTATACCAGCTTGCTTACAAGCGGTAGTTACTACGCCTAGGCTTTTTTCTAAGGCTTCTAGTAGTGCAGTTTTTTTCTGTTGTGTATTTTGTGTAGCCATATTGCAAAAGTACATAAAAACGCCGTAAACTAATAAGCATAAAAAAACCCACTTAATTAGTGGGCTTGTTACTATAGCTGTTTTAGTAGCCGTTGGGCTTTGGTTATTATATTCCGCTGCCGTATTAGTTCGTCGTTTAGCTTGTCTACTTCTGCTGTTAGTTTAGCTATACGTGCTGTGGCTTTGTCTAGTTCCTTTTTACGTGTTTTTAGATAGCTAAATACTGGAAAATTTACGTTTTGCATTTATCTGTTTTTTATACTAATTGAAATGATTTTTTTATTTTCTTATTGTAGTAATATAACCCCCTACCCATATTAGGAAGACTGTCTGTATAATATAATAAACAGTTAAGAGTTCTAAATTCTTTTACTACTTCTAAATTTGTATTTAATAGTTGAAAATTCATATTTCTGTTTTTAATTGTTATTTGTTTAGCAAATATATACAAAAAAAATATAGTTGCAAATAAATCTTAAACTTTTTAAGTTTTACAGGTTAGCTATTCTACCTTTAGACCAAACTTTATTTTAATTTGTGTACGTAGTAGACCGTTTTCGGCTTCCAGTTGTATAACCCTTTGGTATAGTTCAGACTTCTCTAGCTTTAGCCGTTCTAAGTCCCTTTTTAATAGTATATCTGGTTTCGACATTTGCTATAAATCAGTATACCAGCCTATAGTTACGCCGAATAAAAAGCATAATAACTGTAGCTGGTGGGTATTGTGGTTAGTTGGTTCTTCGCCGCGTGTAAAGCTATCAGTATAAGATACGCCAACAGTACAGCCGTAGATAGGAAAAAAAGTTAAAAACATAGTATTTATTTATTATATTTTTTATAAAGATAGGTATAAAGTTCCCATATTTTAGCGCTGGCTTCTTTATTATTGGTGTATAAATCTGGGCTGCGGACCTTTTTACCGTTGTCTTCTATTACTATTCCTAGCCCTTTACGCGTGGCTACAGTATAAATTTTTATACCGTTTTTAAGCGCCCAGGACATAGCCTGGTGTTTGTCTGTAATCATTATGCTAATTTATGTTAGTTTATGTTAGTTTATGTTATTATATGTTATACTAGTCCCAGGGTACGTTAGTGTCTTTTATTACTTCAAAAGTTTTACTGGCTTTGCCTATTGGTTTATATACGCCGCCGTTATGGAAGTCTGGCGCTAGGTCAAACTGTCCCAGCTGTCCATTTTCTTTACGTTTTATTTTTTCTACATATATCGTAACTAGGTCGCTTTTGTAGTCTGTCTTTTGACCTACAGACCTAAAGCATACTAGACCGTTATACGCCTTATTATAGAAGTCTGCACTGCCGCTAATATCGTACAGGTTAGGCTTTTTAAATACGCCGTTGTCGCTTTCTATTTTTCTGGGGTGTGCTACTAGGAATAGATGCGTGTTTGTCTGCTGGCAAAACTGCGTTATTTCACTTAGTAGCTTACCTATGTATGTGAAGTCGCGCTGGGCGCTGTGGTCTAACATATTCCAGGGGTCTATTACTAGTACGTTTACGCCTTTTTGAAACACCAGCTGCCTAAACGCGTCTAGTATACCTTTTAGCGTAAGGTTTTCTAGGTCTATTTTTATCCAGTAAAAATGTTCTTCTATAAAGTCTTTTGTATTATTTAGGTCGTCTGTGCCGCAGCTTTTACCGTTTAGTTTGTCAGCTATACGCTTTATATGACCTTCGTATGGGTAGCTTTCTGGGCTAAACATAGCGCATCTAAAATTGTATTTAGTAGCTATATTAACTAAAACCTGGTCTATAAAGTCAGACTTACCGCTGTTTGGTATACCAGTTACTACAGTCCATTCGCCAAAAGCCATATTAAAATAGTTATCGCTTTCGCCTAGGTTTATACTATAGTTTTTTATACCGTTTTCGTTATAGTTTAGTACGTTATTCCATATATTATTTAAGTTTAGTACGCCTTCTAGTGGGAAGTTTTTAGCGTCGCTTATAATTTTCCGTAAGTTTTAGCCACCTTTTTGTATTAAAAATTAGTTAGCGTCTTTGTAATCGCCAAACTCGACGTATTTACAGCGGTAAGCGCCTAACCTTCTAGCTAGTTCGTTACGTAGCTGTAGCCCTGGCTGGTCGTTGTCGGTGCAAAGTATTATTTCGTCTTTGTCTTCAAAGTACTTATAGCAGTTGTCTAAATAGTCTAGCTTTTGCGTTCCTTTACTGGCGCCGTTAGGTACACTACAAACGCTGTATAAACCAGCTTCGTGTAGGCTTAGCGCGTCCATCTCGCCTTCTACTATATAGCAGCGCTTTCTGTCTTTAAGGTTGTCTACACCATAAAATATAAGTTCAGCGCCACTAACCATTTTAAAGTTTTTTTCAGCGTCCCTATATTTAACGTTTATTAGTTCGCCTTCCCTAAAATAATTAAAGTTGATCGTACGCCGTTTTTTCTGTACCTGTGGTATGTATTCTAGACTTTCGCCTATTTTCCAGTGTACTAGCGTTGGTTCTGTTATTGACCTACCAGCGAACCAGTCTATAATACGGTTATTTAGTTCAGCGTTTACCTTTGGTGGCTTTGTATATTCCTTTTTGGGCGTAAATTTTACGTTACCAGCATAGCCGCAGTTATGGCAGTTATATACGCCTTCGTCTATATTTACGCTTAGGCATTTGTCGCTTTTATTTTTTCTGGTGTGGCTACATTTTGGGCATATTGTTTTAGTTTCGCCGCTGTTAGCCGTTAGGTGTATACCTAGGTCCTGTAGTTTCTGTTTGTATTCCATTTATATTTCTGTTGTTTCGTTTGCTAACCTACAAAATAATTTAAAGCTATAATAATTATTTGTACTGTTATTGCGTAAACTGCTGCAAAATAAGCAGCTGCTTTTAGTAAAAATTTATGGTTTCTATTCAGTTTCATATCTTAAAATTTATATAAATAACGCTTTACAGCGCTGCTTTTTCCTATCATCATTACTTTTTTCTCTACTTTATTAGTGTTACTAAAAATAGACTGCTTAGGGCTGTTTATAGTCTGGCTTGTATATACTATACTATCTAGGTCGAATACCCAGCAGCCCTTAAAATCTATTACAGCGTAGTACCGTTTAGCTATATCTACGTCTAGTAGCGCCTGGTATTTATATACTTCTAGCATTTTGTCTGTATAGGCTTCGCTTCTAAATTTAAACTCTATTATACACTTTCTACCGTTTAAATCTAACCCTTCTGCGTCGTAGTGGCTGTAGTCTTCGCCAGTCCATTCTAACTGCCAGCCGTCTAGGTTCAGTAGGAATACTAGCTGCTGTTCTAGTAGGTGTATTTTTTCTATATTATTTGCTGTGTGCATACTCTAGTATTTCTTTGTATTCAGCTGGCGTCAAATTCATTCTCAAATTAAAGTCCTGTATTACGCCGTTATTAGTATAAGCTTTTACCATTTTAACGCCGTCTTCTAAATACGGCACTAAGTCTTTAACGCCTTTTAGCTTGTTTAAAGCCGTAGGACGCGTTCTAAGCGCGTTTCGTTCCATAAACCTGTCTACATACCGTATACCATTTTTATCGTTGTTACGTAGCTTTAAAACGCTTAAAAAGTTTTCAGACCAGAATTGGTCCTGTCTTAGCTGTTTACAAACTTCGTAAACTTTACGTAAGTCGTAGCCGTCTATACGTTCTATTCTGTCTAGGCAAACCTTCCATTTTTCTATAGTGGCTGGCGTTTTAGGTCTATACCTTTCAGGAAAAAGTTGTACGAAGTGTGTATAGGCTTTTTCGACATTTTCAGACTTCGTGCATATATATTTATTATTATTATTATTATTAGTATTATTAATAGATATACTAGTTATAGTATTACTTTGTATCGGATTATCAGGCGACGGTTTTCCAGGCGACGGTTTTCCAGTCGACGGTTTTTCAGTAAGCGGTGCATCTTTTAGTATGTAGTTATATGCTACTATCTTACCATTCTGGCGCAGTTGTTCACGGTGTAGATAGCCTAGGCTTTCTAATTCAGATATAGCGCTACGTACAGCGTCGCGTCCGTTTTTAAAGTTGTTTGTAATAAAATTTATAGTTATAACCTGGTCGCTTTTGTGGCTAAATAAATAGCAGTATAACCCTGTAGCTTGTTGGCTTTTACCTTCGTGTCTAAATATAGCGTTAGGT